TCCTGCAGGGCCTCTTGCCTTTGCTCTGAACCATCTTGTATACGAGCCTCCGGAGATATCCCCTTCTGCTATGGTCACGGAGCTGTCTCCTGACGCAGATCCTGTCCGCCAGCCTGCGACTCCTGCATTCCATGCGAGGTACCTGCCATTGACAAGCGGGACATTGCAGTCTTTTACAAGAATGGATTCCCATACAAGGTCCGTAAACCATGCAGAGTCTGAAGAGTCATTATGCACGGACCATGAGAATGTCGTGGAGTAGTTAGCCCCCTCCGTAAGGGCCTGACTTACCGACGGAGCCCATGGCGGCGTAATAGCGAATTGCTTGTTGGTCCACGCAGAAGGAGAAGTTATATAATTAGTCTCCTGGGTATAGGTTCCGCCGTCTTTCGTTTTCTTTTTCTTTTTGACGACATAATTCCTTCTCTGACCACGGACCGAGACAGAGATAGCAGAGATCCTGCTTGCCGTATACGGGAAAAACTGCGTCTTGCTGATAGCTACTGACTTCGATGTGGCTGTCGTCCCGAGGCCCAGATATGTCCACCCTGTGGCGGGGATTGCTCTATATGCAAATTCCTGGAAAGCGCCATAGTCCGCATCGCCGATCTTCCACGAGGCTGAGAATGTCTGGTCACTTCTGGCAATGCTCAAGTTCTTCGGCGCTACAGTCGTGACCTTTTTTACTTGCGATGATAAGCTCGATACCGCTTTAGCCATTAAGCCATTCTCACCTCCATTCTCATCTGACGTGCAAATCTGGAAGCCCATTCTTCAGGGTTCTCTGCGCCGTTGACAGTTATATAGTTGACGATGTTGCCTTTGCCTGCTCCTGTCAGTTCTTTCAGCTTATTCTCACCAAGCAGGATCTCAGGCTGTGCCGCGTCACCAACACCGATGATTGTCGGAAATGTGAAGCGTGCACCGAGTTCTGCCGCCTTAGCGTACCAGCTCGTATGAACACTCGGAACTGACTTCGTCTTTGCGTTAAAAGACCCGCTCATTGAAAAATGAGGAACTGCAATATGGTGATTGAAGCTGAATTTTGTATTAGAAAAAGTATTCTTTAAACTGTTGATAGACGAGTTTGCTGTGCTCTGCACCTTGTTCATCATGGACTTCATGGAAGTATCCAGCTTTGCTCCCGAAATAGCACTAGACGCCTTCGTCATGGATGTCTTCACAGACGTCCCGAAAGTGGTCATGCTCTTGCTTGCCGTCTTGCTGGCGCTTCCGAGTTTTGTTACTGACTTCGCAAGGTTGCTCATATTACTGGAGCCGCTTGACACGGCCCCTGCCGCGCTGGCAATCTTCCGAATACCATCAGCCGCTGCACCGAGCGTGGTTCCGATTTTCACGATTCCAACTCCGGCAAGACTCTTTACGCCCGCCGCTACCTTCTGGAATCCCGTACCGGCATTGACCGCCGCCTTCCCGATAGAGTCAAAAATTCCAGCTACCGAATCGAGCACGCCGGATATTCCTCCGGAGATCGCGTCGATAACCTGAGTGATTCCACCGGATATGGTGGTTATTACTCCACTTACTGTGGTTCCGACATTGGAAACAATGGAATTAATGCTCTCGGCGTTCGCACTCACCACGGAAACAAGATTCGTTACTGCGGCAATGATCATGGTGATACCCGCGCTTGCGACCGCTACCGATGCACCGATCAGGAGCATGGACGCACCGAAAGCTACCATTCCGACAGCGCCCGCCGTCAGTGCTGGTCCTACCGCTGACGCAACATACATCAAAGCACCGATACCGACAGCCATTCCGGCAAGAACTCCAATCGCAGGAGCGCCTGCCGCCGCTACTCGGATAGCTGCATTTGCCAGCATGGACATTCCTTGAGCAACCATCATGAATGCCGCGCCTGCCGCTACCATCTGCAGGGCTGATCCCGCCAGTGCCGTAAATGATGTAGCTGATGCCGCTACTGGCGCCGCAGAAGCCGTGGCCGCCGCCGCTGTTCCTGTTAAACCAGTTACTACGCTGACAAGTCCACCGCCGATTGTAGTTATAACACCGACAAGACTTCCGCCAATAGACAGAAGCGGACCCGCTACAGCAAGGATCGCGGCGCCCTTGATGATGGTCTCCTGCATTCCGGAAGGAAGACCGTTCCATGCATCTGCCGCGCCTTTCGCTCCGTCTGCAATCTGACCAAGGATATCTGCAAGCATGGGGCCTGCTGAATTAACCAGGTCAGCGCCGACAGTATTTAAGTCGCTGAGTGTGGTCTGGAAGTTATCCATCGGGCCAGTGGTGCCCTCAAAAGAACTGTCGACAGATCCTTCGAAGTCTCCGAGTGAGGAGCTGAAGTTAGATAAGTTCAGCGTGCCGTTCTCGACAGCATTGGCGATCGCTCCACCCGCTCTGGTTCCAAACAACTCATAAGCCGCCGCCAGCTTGTCAGATTCTGACGCATTGCTTGTCATGGTCTCCTGGAATCCAGAGAGCGCTTCGTCGAGCGTCTTTCCGTCAGCCGTAGCGTTCTTCATGGCTGTCTTTAATCCCATCATTGCAGTGGAACTTTCAAGACCCGCCATGGACGCCTGTCCAAGGAATGAAGCAGATTCTTCTGCCGACAATCCCATTTCCTGGAACTGTTTCGCGTTCTGCGCCACAGCATTCGCAAGCGTTCCAACGTCAACACCTGTCTGCTGTCCGACAACATTCAACGCGTCGAGCATCTTGCCCGCGTCTCCTGCTTCCAGTCCAAATCCTGCCATCATCTTCGACACGGAATCGACTGAGCTGGAGACATCCTGATTATTCAATTTTGCAAATTTTACGAACTGGCCAGACAGGCCCTCGAGCTCTTTCCCTGTCAGTCCGAATCTTGTATTGACTTCACCGATCGCAGCACCTGCGGTCTGGAAGTCTGTCGGGATCTCTGAAGTGATGTTACTCAGGATCTCCTTCATGCCATTCAGGGCCTCACCTGATGCCCCTGTCTTTTCTACGATGGTATCGAGACCTGCGTCGACTTCTTTCCATGAAGCGACGGCCGCCGCGCCGATGCCGACGATAGGAGCTGTGACGCTCTTGGACAGCGCGCTTCCGGCTGAAGACATCGACTTCCCGAGCCCTGCCGAAAGGTTTTTGCCTGCAGCGGCTCCCGCGCTTGTTCCTGCGGAGCCTGCCGCGGCGTTCATCTCTTTGGTGATGGCTTGCTGTGCGCCCTGAAGGACAGGCGTGACGGTTATGGTCGCCTGAGCTACTTCTGGCATTGTGCTCCGCCCTCTTTCTTTCTATCCATCTATGTAGTTCTTCTTTTGGCAATGCGTCCTTACCAAAGTGGCGCTCTGTCTTGCTGTCGTCCTTGACCCATGGTCTCGGATACGGTTTCGGAGCCTTGGCAGGTTTACGCGATGCCGATGCAATGACATTTGCATTTATCATTGCCAGAACATCATAAATGTCAGCTAATATCATGTTTGTTTTCGTGTTAGATGCCCATGCTGATACATCAGGATTAACCTCGGAGACCAGCGCCGAATCGGGTCGGGCATATTTTAAAAAAGATGCGAAAGCTCTCCACGATAGAGAGCCTCCGACATCTTCCAATTCGTAACCCGTTTCTCTCAACAAGTCATGCTCTATAGCCTCACGATGCTCTTGTACCTGCTTCGCAAGGCCGATTATTCCCCCACCTTCTTAAGGCCACCAGAGGCCCTGACCCATGCATCCGTGATGGCATTAAAGTCATCAATAGTCAGCGTGTCAGCAATTTCCTTTGGAATATACTCCTTGAAAAAAGCCTGTGTGCCCTCTCCTGTCTCCAGCTGAGCATACTTCTCCGGTGTCAGGCTTGGCGCCAGTGGGATCTCAAAAGACTGGTCATCAATGTCTAATGTCCAAGTCTTTACTTTAGAGCGCTTCAAAACAAAATCTGCCATGCTTCCCTTCCTTTCTGTCTTACGGATTATACGCCTTCGTCAAGAATGAGAACGAATCCATTTCCGAGTGCCGTAATGGTTGGAGTCCAATTGATGGCTGCCCCAGGAGCGAAGGAAACGTCGTCCACTGCTGTTACCTGTCCATTTGTGCAACCAATAGCGATCATAGCGTCTCCGTCTTTCATTAACCACAGGAACGCTTCCTCAGGAGGAAGATCCTGGCTGGACAGATTAACGGTTGTAAGAGGACCATGACCGGTAGCTGCTGCCGCAGATGTGACATTATCCTCCCCAACAACAGTCTTGAACCCTTCTTCTGTCGTGTCCATGATAGGACTCTGGATCGTCTCGGAGTGCTCCGTAAGAACAACTCTCTTAACTACATTCGCCCAGTTTCTCAACACTTCGGTAGATTTATCAGTAGTCAGAGTGATTCCGTCAGCGGTCACATCTCCAACCTCTACCCATGCAGCTGCTAGTGTCTCTCCCGGATATGTTGGGAGTGGTGTGCCGGCTGGAGCATGGTAGAACATACCAGTAGCAAGACCGATACCTAATTTAACATCCATGTTTATACCTCCACAGATTTCTGATGAGCTACAATGCTCAGACGGGCCGAGCACATAGCCAGATCCGGACGAACAGGGTCAGCGCCCCATGATCCGGAAGTGTTTTCTGTTACATATCTGATTGAAGTCGTCTGTTGTTTCGCGACTTCCTTTAAAATTCCTTTAGCAGTCTGAAGATAATCGACAGCCTCTGCCTCCGACTTCGCTCTTGCGTCAAGGACGACCTCGAACGTATCAATGGTCTGGTCGACCATGCCTCCGACCCATGTCACAAGAATATGTGGCAGAGAGTAGTCAGCAGGCAGCGGTCGGCAATAGACTGTTAGATGGTCTTTTAATGCTATTCTGCATTCATCTTCGATATCAATTGATTTGTTGATCGTCACCCACTCACCGCCTTACTTAGTATTTTATTCTCTGCCTCTTCCTTGGAAGACTCGTCGTCATTAGCTACCACGCGAGCGACCGGACGAGACACGCCATAAGCTGAGTCCTGGTATCTTGGCTCATTGGATAATTCCACATGGAAACCGGAGCCTTTGCCGTTCAGCATATTCGTCGCTCTGTTCGCAATGGCCTGAGCCTCTGACTGCACCTGTCCACTCATTCCAGACAGACATTCCGCAAAACCTTCTGGAAAAAATTTAAGCCGAATCTCACTCAACCGCGCCACCTCACTAAATTAAGATGAATATGGTCAAGATCTCCGGTCACAGAAGGCCATGCAAGAGGGTCGCCGTTTATCGTGTAGGTATTTCCACCGAACACGATGCGGTCTCCCGCTTTTACATCTGCATCTGGTGGCAGATAGGCAGTCAGGCCGTCAGTAACTCCAAGCACACGGCCGTCCTGAGACAATGAAGTCGATGCAGGCTGAACCGAACATCCCTTGATGACTTTTTCGTCAGTGTTATTCCAGTCAAATACTTCGGAGCCCCTCTCCGTCTTCGTTCCAGGCCTGATCCGTGTTATGGATTGTGTCCAAAATGATAAAACCACTTAGAACACCCCCTGGAGTCTATACGGAGCCAATACCTCCTTATTGTCGTCGGGCAGTGCCGTCGCCCTGGCTGAATTGATCCAGTTAGCGTTGTAAGTCACGCTCACGCCTCCCGTTGACTGCGATGTAATACCCGAAGGAACCGCCACGGAATGAGTCACCCTGTGAGCAACAAGCTCCTTGACCGCTGCCATCATGCCATCGGAAAGGCCTGCGGTATACTTAACAACAACACTGGAATATCTCTGAACACTGCAGAAGCTGAATTCGTAAACTCTGAGCACGCCATTCGAATCAATGACGAATGTGTCATAACTAATTCCAGCAATTTCCACGCTTTTGATCTCACTCACAAACCTTGCTGGGAGCTGAATCAGTAACTCGCTCCCACGGATCGAGATCCGTTCGTCGTAGAATGTGGTGTTCAGTTCGCACTCATGAGCAGGATACAGATGCCATCCGACATAGTTCCGAATGGCAGAGCAGGCGGAAGAGATCTCCGCCTCAACTCTTGCCGAATCGGTGTATTTTCCGGAGGTAAACGCTTCGTATTCGTTCGGCGTGAGCATATCTTTCAGACTGTCTGCGTCGGTTATTAAATAACCCCACTGCGTCTGCATGCTCATTTTTTCTTCACCGTCTTTCGTGCTTTATTGACAGGTTTCTTTGCTTTGTTTTTAGGCGGGTCCACCGCCTTGACCTCAACGGCTCCCTCCGGCTGAGTTCCTTCTTCGAACTGCCACTGTTTGCCATTGATCAGATAATTCTTCAGCATGGTTCCGCCACCTTTCTATCATGGATTAGCTTGCCTTAACGAGCTTCTTGAATCCAGCAGGACGACGCACTGCAAGGGCAAGTCTCTCCTCTGCACGGATCGTCATAAGGTTCTTAACAAAGTCGTCTTCGTTGGTGTTAACAGCTTCAACACTGGTGCCACCGTTCTGAACTACAGAACCGCAGGTCTTGAATGCACCAACAATGATTGTGCCGGCTGCCACTGCTGTGGATACGCATACCGGAATGCCCCACAGATTCGGGATAGCCTGCTCTCCGAAGTATCCGCCACCGTAGTAACGATCATCACCATCTTTGCCAACTCTGAGAGTGTAAAAGTCTGCCGGGTTGATCACCACAGCGTCAGCTGCGAATCCGGAACCCTGCTGTACATCCATAGCTGCATCGAGAATCAGGTCAGCGATTGCAGTAGCATCGGAACCAGCTGTCCAGGATGTGGTATCGCTCTGGATGCCGGAAGTTCCTAACAGATCTGTAACGAGCTTGTTCTGCTCAACAAGCCCCAACTCATAAAGCAGTCTGCCATTGATTGCAGAAGCTAAGAACGGGAAGTCATTGATATACTCATCAGACTCTTTGATGTGGCATGCAATTTTAGCCAGGGATACAGTCTTCGGTGTAGGGTCGGCGAAATGGATCTGAGGCTTCTCAGCTCCTTCTGCTGTCACTGCCGGTGCGCCCTGAATAGCACCCTCAACGAGGTATACTAAAGTAGATCCGGAGATAGTCTCTGCTCCGAATAAGTCACGGATCACGAGCGGAGTCCGTGCTGCGGTTACCACGTTCTTATCGAATGTAGTAGCGAAATCAACTGCGCCTGCAGGACTGGTCTGAGTATCAGTAGCAGCCTTGAAAGCCGGTGCAGAGATATCGAATCTGTTGCTGTGCTGTGCAGATTTCACATAATTTACAAAATGGTCGCCTAATGTTCTTGCTTTGGATGCCTCCATGGTTTCTTCCTCCTCTTCGGTTTCCTCCGGCCCAATCTGAGCCAGTAACTCGCTTGCCCTCTGGGCAGCCTCAATGGATGCCTCAAGTTCTTTGATCGCCTCAGCGATCTCTTCGCCCTCTGTAATAGCCTCTTCTTCGCCAGCTTTAATTCTGTCCTCAAGGGCTTTTAATGCGGATTTTTTCTCCACTAACTTTTCTTTTAAGTTCATGAGTTTCCCTCCTCATCGAATGATTTGATAGTTGCTAACAAAGCATCTTTCCTCGGATTGCTCTGCTCGGGCTCCTCCACCGCCGTGTTGGCCTTTGCTTCGTCCTCTCCAGATTCGGATTCTTCGTTATCTAAAACACCCTGTAAGAGTGCAATAGCCTCTCTGATCGCATCTGCGTCTTTCTTGCTGTTCCTGCGTCCAGCCTTAATATCAGTTACCTCTGCGAACTGGTTTGCCGGAATCGGCACGACAGAAACCTCAAACAGGTCGAGCTCCCTTAATTCATTTGCCTTGGTGCCGTCTTCCAGGGTTACCACTTCAGCATCCTTCACGTCATACGCGAAGCTGAACTGATAAACGACTCCGCTCTTTACTATTTCTCTCTTTTCCTGTGCGAGCGGGGTATTAAAAAAGCTCGCTGTCATCAGCGGGCCCTTTTCTGTATCTTTGATTGAGTCGACCTTACCGATGATCTGGTCAAGATCATGGTTCCAGCAAAGCGGGAACGGATGACCGGACTCTTCTCTCTTTTCGATTGTCTTCTCAAATGCTCCCGGTGCCACGATGTCACCATAGCTATCCGGGATTCTGTCATATGTAGAAAAATACCCGGAGATGGTCCCGGTATCTTCATCAGACTTGAGATGGAAATTCTTATATAGCTTTTCCATGGCATCTCCCTTCTTCCTGGAGTAATATTTCTCTATGCCGTCAAAAGTTTGCTGTGGCCGTTCGTCCTTTTCGGCCCTGGCGATGCATTCATCGTATCCAGGATCTAATTCAGTAAAAACAGCCCCTGCTTCTTCGTACATTCTTCTATGTTCAGCGGATGGAGTCGTATGGATGATCCAGGACTCTGCGCCCGCATCAGATAACGCGGTTCTGATCGCGCCCTCTCTGGCATCAAATGCTGCCTGTTTCACCAGTCCATCTGCCGAATGACTGTTTTCTGCTCCTAATGCCTGAGCGATCAGGTCATAATCGACCCTCAGGTCGCCCGGCTGAGCATTCTCTTTCACATATGTGGACTTGCCTCCGCACGGAGGCCCTGTGATAACATGAATCATATCTGCCTCCTTAGAATGAAATGATGATCTCTGTGCTACAGTTACATCCGCAGGTCGTGTCTGGATCTCCGTTCTCATCGCCTGGCCAATAACAGCCATTAGAGAACGGCTGGTCAGCGGGAACCACCTGCCCGTTCATCGCTTCATGCTCTGGCCGTGGATTGGCTCCAGTCACCCAGACCTTTTCGACAGTCTTTTCAATGCCCTGCTGTTCCGCCTGGTGCGGAGCCTCATGCGTTGCTGCCCATCCTGCGACCGCTGTCGCTAACGACCTACCGAACATACCTGCCTGGGAGTTCTCACGCTTCTCAAATACGTCCGCAGGTGTGTCTTCTTCGTCATCATCTTCCATGGCCTGGTCCAGCTTGCGCTTGGTGCCCACATTGATCGCATGGGCACGGCCTTCTGCCATGGACCTGAGATAGTTTCTAGTCTGATCAGTGCGGTACTCAGAGCCGATCGCATCTGCTGTCTCCTTGCCATGAGCGTCTGCGATATCATTCATGACCGGTTCAATGTCGTCGGCCAGTTCAGAATCCCATCGTTCTTCATTCCACCATTTTGCTGACTTTGCTCCCAACTTCGGGAGGACCGCATCCGCCTGGCGCTTGAAAAACTTACTCAGGACCCCTTCCATGCGTTCGTCTTCTTCCTTACTGGACCTGGCCTTGATCCGGACCGGTTCCTGCTTAGACTTGCACTGCGGACATCCGCATGACTCTTCAATGGCCATCGGTTCCTGCGGGTCCATATGAGTATCCTGCGGACTAGCCTGGCCACCTTCCACAACATTGAGCGGAACAATCAGGTCATCTCCGCCCTCGATCGGAGGAAGGTTATTATCTGCCCTTGCCTCATTCCTGGTCATGTACGGACCGCCGACTGCACTCTGAAGAATGCTAGCACGCTCCTCAAATGACCCTTTCAGCTTCTCTGTCAGGTCAAATTCCACATAGGTATCCTCGCTCGCTCCAATCATCGGAAGCAGGAAAGCATTCACTCTCTGCTGGAGCATCTGAAGGATAGGTCCGAGACATTCTGCATACAATGCTCTCGCATTATCCTTGGAAGAAGCATATGTCTGCGTCGTCGTATGCCATATCAGTGAAGGGTTTACATGATAAGCAGCGGCCACATCTTCACGGCTAAGCTGTTTCGTCTCCGCATACTGTGCCTGCTGGGCATTAAACTGATACGGCTTGATTTCCATACCATCTTCCAGCACTGGCATCTTTCCGGCATTGCTTCCGCCCTGTCCCCATGCTTCACGAAACGCGGCGACAAATCTCTTCCTGGTCTCGTCGTCCCACGGCTGAACATTAGCAGGCCGTGTAACGTAAGCATTAAACCTCCCGGAAGATCTCCAGAGCTCAGTTCGGAACTTATCCGCCTGGATCTGCTCACGAAGTGTCTGCTTAAGTGCTGAGATCGGGCTCTGATAGCTTCCCGGATTGCCAGGAGAATACATCCGAAACTGAATGAACTCCTTCCTGGGGATATCCAGGTAAGAACCTGTCCCGGCTGTGATCCGCAACGTATCCGGAGCATAATTGGTCTTGCGCTCCGTATCAGTGATCCATTCCCTCGGGATAACACGGAGCTGATAACCAGACTCACTGTCTGCGTCCGGCAAGATCCAGAATGTAGCTACTCCCATCAGTAGCAACTCTGTCATGGTCGCATTCCAGAACTCATACGCCGTCTGGTCTGCATTGGGTCGATATAGTAATTTGGCGGCGGGGCTTGTTCTGTCCCTCTCCCGCTCCGTCTCACCTTTACGCAGATAAACCTTCAAGGGTAGCTGTGACACCGAATCAGCAAGGAAGCTGACCACGGCATGCAGATTTGCCTGCGTCGCGTATAACTGTCTCGCCGTCAGGCCTTCCACAAACGGAATTTCCTCCGGAGCAATGCTCACATGGACGGTCGTACGGCCGAACAGATCACGCAGTTTTTGTGTAATTCTCGGCATAATGCGCCTCCTTAAATCAATACGAGCTCTGCTCCTCCCGCATAGGCCGACTCATAAATCTTCGTGTTGCTTTTCTCAATTCTGATTGACGCTGTAAATGCCATGATGCATGCAAAAAGCGGGGCAATGTCATCTGGACTCTTTACCCGATCAGGGACTTCTGCGCCCGCTCCAAGATTTCTTGTCTGCATGGTCTTACCGGGAGCGTCAAGGACAGGCTGAGGCAGATGCAGTATCTTGGTTCCGCCCCGTGGATTTTCTTCTGGCGGCGTGCATGCTGCAATTCCGTCCCAGAACCTTCCCCAGCCGGAAGTCAGCTCCGGTCCTTCGACGGCAAACCTCTCTACGCCCTTCAGTGTGCAGATCTGTTCTCCCAGACCCGTCACCGGAGCACCTCGCCCTTGAAACGCTATTTTCATGTTCCTCTTGTAGGCCCTTTCTCTTACCCAGTCGATGGCCCACTCTGTCCCTATTCGTCTTGCGACAACCTCTATATGATAATTTCCGTCTTCCCGGAGCCCGCAGACTCCGATGGATGTCCACTTCCTGTCCTGACTTACGTCGATACCGAAATACAGGTCCGACTCCGGCGCGATCCGGCTCATCGGATCAACACCAGCCTCCCACGTTCCGTCCGGAAACGGCTGAGGAAGGATTGTTTCGACCTGCTGACACATGCATTCCGACCTGAATTTGTTTTCTGGGAATGTTTTTCGGTTGGAAAGCAATGCCCTCTCTGTCAGATATCCGTATCCGAGCGCTGGATTCGCCTGAGCAAGCGCGTCCATGTCATCTGTCTCTGCTCCATCGGGAGCCGACCACTCGAACAGGCCGAGCGCAGAGTCGTCCACGCTTCCACCGAAATCTTTTGCCTGTCTGCCTTCAATGGCAGATATGGCCGTCTCTCTCAGCTGGCGTAATACCACCGAGTCAGGATCTCCGGCATTCGAAAAACAGATAACAATACCGTTTGGCTTGGCGTTCGTGGAGGCGGCCGCTGCCGACCATGTCTCGAAGTCTCTCTGCTCACGGATCTCATCGAGCATGACAAGGTCATTGGAGTCGCCACGGCCTGCCCGACGTGTTGGCGCTCCGACCTTATATGCTCTATTGCCTTTCAGGACCAGCTTCTTAGATCCGTTCGTCCTTCCAACCTTCTGCAGGTCATTGGACAGAACAGGTATCGTCTCCTGATCCTGGACTACGGCTTCCCATACTTCCTCTGCTTTATCGAGCGAGAGCGATGTTCCGAACACTGACAGTACCTGCAGAACATTCAGGAAGAATGATGCGATCACTTCCGACAGCACCGTCTTGCCATTTTGCCTTGAAATCAAAAAGAGAACTGTACGGAATCGGAACCTCCAATGTCCATCTAGCTCTCCAATAATCTCAAAAGCGTGAATCAGCGCCCACTCTTGCCACGGATATAGTTTTTTGCCCATCACTGTGTTCGCATATTCCACGCAAGCGAACCCAAGCGATGTCTCGGGAGTCAATTCCCTTAATGGCGGAGTAAATACCCTCGCCTCTGTGCTTCCTTTTCTATCCATTTACATCACCTTGAATCTCTTACGCAGGTCATCAATCGCAGATGTGTCGGCAACCTCATTATTGCTAAGTTCTCTCTGCGTCTTCACTACATAACAATAATCCTTGAATGCTGCGCGGATCTCCTGCGTAGCAGGATTCGCTTTCAGCACCTTCTCTCCCTGCGTCGAGGTCATTGTCTGCGCTGGTGGCATCTGCTCGTAAATCGAGAGTTGACCTTCAATCCATGACCGCATCGTATGTTCTATTTTGTTAATGGTCTTTTCCTGTTCGGTCATTTAATCACCGCCCTTTGTCCTGTCAAGGTTTCCCAACGGTTTATAATTACATCGCAATAATGCGGGTCAAGTTCGCACATATAGCATTTTCTGTTTAACTGCTCACACGCTATTAGTGTGCTACCACTACCGCCGAAAAGGTCAATAATCACTTCTGCCTTTTCCTTCGCTTGCTGAATTGCCCACGCTATTACTTCAACAGGCTTCATTGTCACATGAAGTTTTTTCTCATTTCCCCAATGGTGCGATATGTGTCTTACATTTCTGCCGAAGTTCGTCCATGCCAATTCACATTCACTGAATGACAATCCGTCATTCTTTTTGTGCCATACAAGCCAATCATTTGAAATCGGCAATACATCTGTGAAATAATTTCCTCCCCATATGCAGATATTGTCTGCCAATGTGAACGCAATGGATATATCTGGTCTTTCAGAATCCCAGTCTTTTCCACGATAAAATTCTTTTGCGCCAGTTCCCATTGTCATTTTTTCAGCGTTTATGCCATAGGGAGGGTCTGTCATGACCATATCAGCCTTCTCCCCATCCATAAGCCTATCAATAACCGCTGGATCGGTGCTGTCCCCGCATATCAACCGATGATCACCCAACTGCCATATGTCACCCAGTTTGCATCGGGTCTCGACTTCCTCCGGAATTTCGTCCTCGGTGATTTCAGTCGGTTCCTCTTCCTCTGGAATTTCAAACCCGAACTGACTCATGTCAATCTCGCCGATTGCAGCCAGCGTCATGTCCAGAGCATCCGGGATGAATCCGCTGTTCATTGTCAGCTTATTATGTGCCAGCGCATAGGCCCGGCGCTCTTCTTCCGTCAGCCAATCGAGCCGGATGCACTCGGCCTCATGGTATCCGAGCTCCTTCAGCGCTTCGTATCTGCCATGTCCTTCGACAATCAGATTGTCATCGCCCCACACGCCAATCGGGTCGAGGTTTCCGAACTGCTCGATGCTGTTCTTTATCTGCTCTATTTGCCACTGCGGATGGTCTTTCGCGTTGTGTGGATCTGGGGTTAATTGCTCTAACGGTATCTTGATAATTTCCATGTTTTGCACTGCCTTTCATGCAAAAAAAATATTTCTGCTTAGCGGGGAGGGATATCAC